AAAACTGACCTCCATCGTTTCAAGATCAGCCGCCGACTTGATAGCTGCCGCACCAAGTGCAGCAATCGGCATGGTAAGGCTGCGCGTCATGGACTTGCCGAGTTCCTTGGTACTCCTGCCAAAATTCTGCATCTTCCGCATGGAAGCACCGAGCGCCTTATCAAACTGCCGCGTTTGCGCCCCAATGGTTACAATTAAATCATTCAGCTTTGCCATTGATCTCTTTCTAATATTCGTTGCCTCAGTTCCTCTTTGGTGAGCTTCTCAGCCTTTGCCTTTGGCTTCTCCCATGGAAACTGCATTAAGTCCTTTGGCTGCAATTTACGGCCTTTTTTTAGGTGCGGTTGCATGATCATAGAACCAAGCCACCGCGTGCGCTCCCACTCCATACGTTCGCGCATTTCTTCGCTCTCACGGTTGGCGTCAAGTGCTAGGCTTACCTCGCCGAATGTCATTGACCAAAACGCAGAAGGGGATAGGCGCAAAATGCCCATCCCCATCCGTATAATATCAGGCCAGCCAATAGGCTTGTCTGTGCCGTCTATGCTTTTTTTTCGCTGCTGTATTCGCCGAGTGCATCGAAGCACTGGGTGACGTGTTCGAGTGTAATGTAGTCTTCGAACGTCGGCAGGTCCATGTCAAAGTCTTGCCCTTCAAAGGTGCATCCACATTCAACACCAACGAAACAAAGGAAGGCGCAGGCCTCTGCACTTAGCTTCGACGGATCGGATAAGCTGAATACATTGACTTTTGTTTTGCGCTCAAACTTCTTTAGCGCCTTCATGCTGTACCGCACTGGGTACTCTGTGCCGTTTACTTCTATCATCAAATTGTGCCCTCTGTAACTGTACCGCTCAACTCAAATGAAGCGCTGTATGTAGCTGTGTCCTCCGTGCCGCCTGACTGCTCGAGGCTGGTAATAAACGCAGTAGCTGAATAGCTTGCATCGCCTGTGATTTCATTGCTAAACTTTAAAGTCAAAGCCGTGCGGTTGTTCCACGCATCAAACAAATCGGTAATGTCTTTGTTGCTGTCTGCATCTTGGTAATCAATCAAACCGCTACAACTTACGCTGCCCGATCGTACGCCAGCAAGCAATTCACGGAATCCCGCGCTGTCCTTTGTAGTGATGTCAATCGTTTCCATGCTCAACGAAAGCGAGCAATCTGTTGCCGCTGCTACCAGCGTGTCACTGAGGTAAACCCCTAAATTTGTACCGTTAAAAATGGCCATTTTATTCTTCTATTAAATCGTTATTATCTGAGTCCGTTTTTTTCTTTGGGGCGTCGAGGTATCCCTTTGCTTTTAGTTCTGCGGCGAACTCAGAAGTAACTGACGGCGTCGCGCCTTTCTTCCAGTTGTTACCGCGTAGCTTGCACGCCTTTTGAATTGTGACCTTCATGCCTGCAAGTTAATCAATTTCAGGTTGATCAGGAAACCATCCGTTTTCATCCATATACTCCTGTGTTCGGATCGTCGTATCGCTTGGCACGATATGCCCGAACGGGAACTTCTGATTCACCTGCACGTAGCTGCTGAGTCTGTACCGCTCATCGTTCGACAGCTCAGGAAAGCAAGCAACAAGACGCTCAAGGTTTGCCGCTGGGTGAACGTTAATAAGGTAGTCCGTATCGACCTGCAAAGCGTTCTGTACTCCGTCAGGGTGTACGATAATCCCGAACACGGTCGATGCCGCTTCACCTTCTGCCTGTATCAATACAGGGCGTGAGATGTTGTAGAGTTCGCGCGTGATTTGGTACGCTCTGCACTCGCTTGTTTGCGTGTCCGTTGGTAGGACTATGATGTATCCGTTCATGAGTATATGTTGTAGAACGTGTTGACGTTTGTTTCAATTCCTGTGCGGTTGCTGGATTGGTCGGAGTTATAAAAAATAAATTCCTGAGCCGTTCCTAATAGTCCCAATCCACCACCATTCCCGTCAAGTAAGAGAGAAATTGCAGTTGAAGCTCCGTTTGTTTTGGTTGCTAAAACATTACCCTGAAAAGAAACTTGAAGGCTGTTGCTCAAGCGATTGGCGAAAGCTAAATATTGCGTCCCGTTTGTCTGAACAGGTATAGTAAAATCGGTTGTAGAACCTGAAAATCGCCATCTTAGAGAAGTTGAGTTAAGACCGTATGCGCCAAAGTTGCCACTTGCACCACCATACGGCGCGTCTCCTACTGGGGCATTATAACTAATAGTAGAAACATTAACAAAACACAGGTCTGAGAAAGTAATGCTTGTAAAGGTTAAACTATCGTTGCTATCTCCTTCGACAGCTGGCTTCCCGTTCTCCAATATTACCCCGTTCGTACCGTCGTAAATCTTAGGCATATTAGATGTAGTCGTTTGCGCTGCCGTATTCGTGTTTCCGCTTTGGTCATACCATTTCGATACAAACCCATCGGATGAACCGCAGTGGTCTGCCAGTGCAACCGTATCGAGTTCACCGAATACGTTGAACCCTATATCCGCGTAGCTGCTCCCGTTGTAAACCTCCACCGCTGCACCCGTGTACGTTGAATCCAAAAGGCGCAATGAATACGCAGCCGCTGCACCGCTGTACGTGTCGAGGAGTGGCGTGTTTTGGGTGAAATAATCGCCTATGTTTTCTTCGATCGAGGTGCGGTCGGTGGATTTGTCGGAGGTGTAAATAATTACTTCTTGACCTTTACCTTTCATTAAAAATGCTGTGCGGTTGAACAACGCTTGAATTTCTCCAATTGTCCCGAGGTCTAAAGTCGTCAAAGCGTTTACACCGCCTTTATAGGCATTATAGACGTCGTCGCGATTGGAAACAGATAACGATATCCCATCCTTGAAAAAGTTCGTTATAGAAAAACTAAAAGCCGCCCCTGAAGTACTGCCTGACTGTGCTATGGGAACAACCGCACTATTTACGTCATCAGTAAATAGAGACCATTTCGTGTCGGTTGAATCAACCAAATGAGTAACAAACGCATATTTTACAGCTGAAGTTCCAACCGCTGTTTGAATAGCAAATCCGTCATTTGTACCATCAAAGTCTAAAGACAACCTTCCGCCCTCTTTTACAAGCTGCCCACCCGTGTAAATGGTAGGTTGATTTGCTGCCGTTGCTTGCGTCGCGTCGTTTCCGTTTCCGCTTTGGTCTTTCCACTCGCTTACAGTGCAACTCGTACCCGTGCAAAACGTCGTGATAGCCGCTTCGTCAATGTTGCCTTCTGTGTCGAAGCCTATCGTTGTGGTCGTGCTATCCGATGCCCTGCGAATGACCATGCACTCGGTAACGTTGCCGTTCAGCCTTCGCGTTGAATACGCCGCCTCTGCTCCGCTGCCATACGTCTCATTGAGTAACCCCGTGAACGATGGGGCTGCTGTAACCTGTTCCCAAGTTTGAAACAATGTGAACGGTGGCACGCCATACGTTGCGCCATCCTCAAAAGCGTCAAATACCGCCACGGTATCCGCGTAAGCTGTATCGTCTGCAAAGGTGTGGATTAAAGTGTAGTCTCCTATCACATCCGAGTCGCTGATAAACCCAGTTTTGTGGTAAATCTTGCGCTGTATAACCTTGCCCGATGCTGGCGTGTCGGATGATGGATCAATGAATGTACCGTCACCCTCTGCCTTAACAGAGTAACCGCGCTCTGCGAATATCGTTGCTATTTGTAAACCGTCTTCTACCTCGTCTTCGAATCGGTTTGTGTAGCTTACTTGCGATTTGAACGCGCCCGCTGTAGTGTTATAAATTAAAGCCTGATTACCTACGGGCGTGCCTACTATACTAACGTCGCTCAGGTCGTTTAAATCCGTAGGCACTGCGCTTGTATCGGCCTTTGCATTCAGTGCCGTTTGTGTCGCTGTGCTTAATGGCTTATCCGCGTCGCTTGTATTATCTACGTTGCTAAAGTCGGCACTGTTGGCCTTGGCGTTTAGCTCGGTTTGCGTGGCCGTGCTGACAGGCTTGCTTGCGTCGCTGGTGTTGTCCACGTTACCAAGCCCAATCTCGCTTTTTGTTAAGCTGTCATTCGTCCACTCGCTGCCGTCGTACTTTAAAAGGTCGCCCGATTCAGGGCCGCCCTGACCAAATTGCACGTCAGTTAACTGGCCTAACTGAGTAACGCCGCCCGCGTCATCTGCTGGCTGCCATTCCTGTGCGGCTGCATCGTAGGCAATTACTTGGCCATCGGTTACGCCTGTGGTGTCAACGTCGTACAGATCGCCAAGCTTTGCGCCCGTGACTGGTGTGCCCTGTGCAATCTCTACATTGTCGCGCTTGATCCGAAAAGTAAACGTTAGCACCTGAGCAAAGCGGCGCGGTGCGTCAATC